ATGAAGCAACAATTGAAAGATCGCCTCAAGAAGATGGAATCCGCACAAGCCCAGCAAGCGGCTATGCAGCCTCCAAAGGAGCAATAATGGTTACGCAAGGTTACACAAAGACCGGGGATCAGCCCCGCGTCACCGCTAAAAGTATGGATTCACGACAGACAACTCCATCCTTGACGTACCGTACACAGACGAATAGGATGGGCAGTGCGGGTAATTCCTCCCGCATGACCCGTGACTACACACGAAGGTAATTCAAATGTACAAAGCAATGAAGCGCGGTCGCAAGACTCGCCGGTAATTCTCAAAAAGTTTGATGGGTATGGCTGCTTGCCCTTCTCAAGTGGCCCCGCAACCAGGAGATCGTCATGGCACGTCGTGGTCGTAAAGGTCGGAAGTAATCCGCACGTAACAGGTTTCTGAACCGGCCTGCGGGAGGTGGGCGATGAGCCTCCCACTTGACTTCATTTGTAATTAGGTATACAAGGTCGCACATGAGCGTACCCCCAGATAAATTGATGGATTTGATGAAGAAGGGTCAGAAGCCTGAATCACCTTCTGAAACTGCTTCTGCTCTCGGAGCATCTGCTCCTGAGACACCTCCTATGGCTGCTCCAATGTCCACGCCTGAAAAGCAGTTGGGGACTCGTGAAGCAGCAATGATCAATATCTCTATTGCTCTTGATCTTCTTGATCAGTCTCTTCCATCAATTGGTGCAGACTCAGAAGAAGGCAAAGCAATCATGGAAGCCTCTCGCAAACTCGGTGGTTTGCTGGGCGGCAAGCGTAATGAAACTGGAGAACTCCAGCAGTCAGAGATTCTGCAAATGTTGCAGACGCTACCGAAGGCTGGTGGCATGACTCCTGAGTCTCGTGCAATTCAGTCAGCCCCACCTCCGGGGATGGCGCCCCCTGGCGCTGGTGCGCCAAAACCTCCTGGACTAGGATAAAACATGGACCTCTTTAAGCCTCGCGGAGCTTCAACTCCTCGCCGCCCAACTGATGATCGTCAGGAAAACGGCCAAATGATCAACACACCTCGCTTCGCCCGTCTGGGCGGTCTGGACAAAGCATCTGATCTTTCTAAGAACAAGATGGCTGTTCAGAAGCCTGCTGACGGCAAGCGCGTCATCTAAACCACATTGTAACGAGGGTAACAATGTCACTTGAAAACTTATCAGTTGATGCTCGCGATGAACTCGCGGCATTGGCCCAGCAACTTGCTGAGAATCCTTCCACTCGCAAAGAATTTTTGCGAATGACCAAGAAGGTTAAGCCTGATCTTCCGATTCCAGAACTGGAAATTGAAGATTCCACCAACACTGCCGTTGCAGCAGCAGAAGCACGAGTTCAATCTCTGGAGAACAAACTCCGAGAGCGTGACGCCGTGGAAGAACTGCAAAAGCGTCGCAATTCGTTGAAGCAGAAGGGCTTGGCAAGTTCTGACGATGATATTAAGGGCATTGAGAAAATCATGCTTGAGCGCGGTATCACTAATCACGAGACCGCCGCTGAGTATCACGAGTGGATGAAGCAAGCCGCGACACCCACACCTTCCGGGTACAATCCACAAGTTATTCAGAAATTTGATCTGAATAAGTATTGGAAGAACCCTATTAGCGCAGCAAGAAACGAAGCGGTCAATGCGTTGCAAGATTTGCGGCGACCGAATCGTCCTATTGGTTTGTAAACCTCACCGGAGATCGTTATGCCTATTGGTGGCGGAATTCTACCGGCAACGGGATCAACTCAGTACACTGAGTTAACTTACGTCACTCGTAGGGCATTTATCCCGAAGCTGGTTGTACAGCTTTATAACTCGACCCCTCTTCTCGCAGCACTGATTGCTAACAGTCAGCAAGCCAGCGGCGGTGTGTCATCCGTAACAGTGCCCGTGCAGGGCGCTCAGTTTGTAAACGCACAGTGGTCAGACTACAGCGGCTCGTTCGCTCAACCGTCTGTCCAGCAGGGTGCTTACAACGCTGAGTTCAACCTCAAATTGATGATCACACCAGTCCCATTCCTCGGGATGGAAGGTGCGGTTCAGCAAGACGCAGCAATCATTCCGCTGATCGAAGCGCGTATGAACGATGCGACCAACGTGATGATGGACGCGATGGCAACGTCGCTGTACCAGAACTACACGAACACCCAGCAGTTCATCGGCCTCCCAGGCGCGATTGACGATGGTACGAACCTCCAGACCTACGGCAACATTAACCGTAGCACCTACACATGGTGGAAGTCGAAGGTCTACAACGCTGGTAACGTCAACCCAACCCGTCAGAACATCCTGCAATACATTTCTGGGACCGTGAAGAACGGCGCAGAAGTGCCTAGCTTTGGTGTTTGCGGATTCGGTACTTGGACACTGTTGGCTCAAGACTTCGTTGGTCAAGAGCAGTACACCATCACCCCAGGCTCTGGGTTTGACGGCGACAACAACGGTCCACAGGCTGCATTCCGTGCACTGATGGTTGCTGGCGTTCCAATCTACGCAGACCCTTACTGCCCAGAAGGGGTTGTGTACTTCGTCAACACTAACTACCTGAACTTGTACATCCACGAGCAGGGTTCGTTTGTGTTTACTGGGTTTGAGTCCACTTTGCCTAACTGGCAGATTGGTTACGTCGGCGCTGTGCTGATGATTGCTGAGTTGATTAGTACTAAACCGAAGTCCATGACTCGGGTTAGCTCTTACAACTCGCTGACCCTGTAAGGAGAGAAACATGGCTCTCGCCCTAAACAAGATCCTGATTGCCGGTGCTAACAGCAACACGGCTGGTGCTTACTTCACCACTCAGACTCTGATCGCTCCTGCAACCGTTGCCGGTAACGTAGTTCCTGCTGGCGTATATCTGATGTTCCCCACCCTGAACAGCCAGATCTATGCTAACAACGGAACCGCGTTGGTTTTGCTGACCCCAGCAAACACTGGTGGAGTTCTGATCAGTGACGGTGTGAACGTGGTTGCCAACTCGACTACGACTGCAAACACCATCACCTTCTTGACGGTGAACGGTGGTCTGACTGCAAACGCTACGTTTACTAGCTAAGGAGTAAACATGGCAAACGCAGATGCAGTTGGAGCAAACCTGCCAGACTCTTTCGGTAACTATGCAATAGCACGAGTTAGCGGAGCGTCTTTAGCAACGGCTGGCAATGCGGTAGTGGCTATCCCGTTCTTCGGAGGCGGACTCACAAATAGTGGGGCGCTAGTTGGATCTGGAGAGGTAATCATTCGTCGGGTTACGGTACAGAACGCAAACGCTAACGCATCTTTGGCTAACGTGAATATCACGACATCCAATGATGGAAACACTAGCAATGCGGTTGTTGCAACAGTCTCGTTGGCAAACTTGACTGCTGTTAACAGGTTCCAAGACCTAACGATTGCCAGCCCTTACGCACTGAGTACAGTAGTCAACGGAGCGAATACCTCGGCATTGTATTTGAACGTCACCAACGCGGCATCGGCCATTGTTGACATTCGCATCTACGGTGACACGGTTTCGTTCTAATGGAAGTCTATGTAACCAACTGTAGCGACACCGATCTGGCTGATCGTCATGCCGGTGTTGACTACAAGTTTAAAAAAGGTGTGCCTACTGTAGTCCCTATCGAGGCTGCTAGGCACATCTTTGGTTACCAGGATAGTGACAAGCTCCCATACGCAGTCCGCCTGGGGTTCTCAACCCACTCGTCGGATCTCAAAATCGGACTTGAACGGTTGGCAATGTTTCGCATCGGCCAACATTCAGCGCAGGACCGCATTCCCTCGGCGGTAGGCGTAGTACCCCTACCCGTCAAAAAAGTAGGGGTAGGGGGAAAAGTCTCCTGAGGGTTACAATAGGCAACTATGGCAACCCTTAATTCGTACATCACAGACGTTCGCAGGCTTCTCCACGATGCCAACGGGAACTTTTGGTCTAACGATGAGATTACGGATTACGTCAATGATGGGCGTGAAAGGGTAGTACGGGACACTGGTTGCCTGCGTACTCTGCAAATCTCTGCAACACCCCTTGCTCCAGACGGTACACCGGCAATTATTTGGTCTGCAAACCTTGCAGTCACCGCTGG